GAATACTGATAGAGAAATATCTGGCTTATCCACCTAAACCAAACTGGCAAATCGCCCAAGCAATAGGATTCGAAAGGACAGCCTTTCAAGAGCTACTTAATAATGCTATCCTAGCTTTTGCAGAACTGTACAGAAACGGTCAATTAGTCGTAGAACGCTGAAATTTCGGTATTTTGACGGTTAAAGCTCGGTATCTTACAACTGTTTAAAGTGGTATTATTATATTATCGAAGAAAATCAGAGACAGCTCACTTTGTGGGTTGTCTTTTTCAGTATCAGAAAGGAGTTGATGGAAAATGGGATGACCGAGAAACAAATAAAGTTTGCCGATGAGTACATCATCAGCCTAAATGCTTCCCAAGCATATAAGAAGGCTTATCCTAATATTAAAAACAATGATGTTGCGAAAGCTAACGGAAGTAGACTGCTTGCTAAAGCTAACATCAAGGCTTATATAGACGAGCAACTCGAGAAATTAAAGTCGGAACGTGTTGCGGATCAACAAGAGGTCATGGAGTTTCTCACTGCCGTCATGCGTGGAGAGGTTGAAGAACCCTTGCTTGTTCTAGATGGCGAGGGTATGCAACGCATTGCTCAAGCTAAGCCGAATGTTGCCACCCGTCGAGCTGCGGCAGTTGATATCGGCAAACGTTACAGAATGTGGACAGATAAGGTCGAAGCCGATGTAACGCAAGATATCAACATCAATGTCGGTGAATGGGATGACGATTAATCTTGAAATCAATCCAAGCAAGGTGTTTAATCGGCATATCTATGAGCATTTGTTTGATTACGACACATTCACTGAGGTTCATTACGGCGGAGCGTCTAGCGGTAAGAGCCACGGGGTCTTCCAGAAGATAGTCCTCAAAGCTCTTAAAAAGTGGGATAAGCCCCGCAAAATATTGATATTGCGTAAGGTAGGGTCTACGGTTCGTGATTCGGTGTTTGCGGACGTGCTAGCAGCCTTGTCTTACTTTGGTGTGCTTAATCTATGCAAGGTTAACATGAGCGCATTCCGTATTGAATTACCAAACGGAGCCGAACTGATTTTTAAAGGGATGGATAACCCAGAGAAAATCAAGTCTATCAAAGGCATTTCAGACGTTGTGATGGAAGAAGCGTCAGAGTTTACGCTTGATGATTACACACAGCTAACACTTCGCTTGAGGGACAAGGCTCACAAACAAAAACAAATCTATTTGATGTTCAACCCAGTGTCTAAGGCCAACTGGGTATATAACGCATTCTTTGTGAAGAGCCCTAAGAATACAGTGGTTTATCAAACGACGTACAAGGATAATCGCTTTCTGGATGACTTGACCAAGGAGAATATCGAGGAGCTAGCCAACCGAAACGAAGCCTACTACAAAATCTATGCTTTGGGTGAGTTTGCCACCCTCGATAAGTTAGTATTTCCAAAGTACGAAAAGAAATTACTCAATAAGGACGAGCTTAAACAGCTACCGTCCTTTTTTGGTCTTGACTTTGGTTTTACAAACGACCCCACGGCGTTTATGCACGTCAAAATAGACCGAGAGAATAAGCGGCTATATATCCTAGAGGAGTATGTCAAAAAGGGCTTGCTTAACAACCAGATAGCAGAAGCTATTACTAGCCTTGGTTATTCAAAAGAGGTGATTATGGCCGACTCGGCGGAACAGAAATCCATTGCTGAATTGCAAACGCTGGGCTTGCGTCGAGCTATTCCGGTAGACAAGGGCAAAGGCTCAGTTCTACAAGGGATTCAGTTCCTGCAGCAATTCGACATAATCGTTGATGAAAGATGCGTCAAGACGATTGAAGAGCTTGAAAACTATACATGGCAGAAAGATAAGTATACAAACGAGTACATCAACAAGCCATGCGATAGCTATAACCACTGTATCGATGCGATTAGGTACGCACTGCAGAACCTTATTTTCGTCAAGGATAGGCAGGATGTAGACGCTAAGATTAGACGGGTTAACAAATTGATAAGGAGATAGAATGACGAACACAACACATAGTGCTGACGACATTTTACATGAAGGACAGTACATTCCTAGATCATACCAATTCGAGCGAGACATGGAACCGACTAGCTTGCAGAAACGTGAAGACTTCCTTCATTTTCCCAAAGAAGCTAACACCCACTTCATGGCTCAATCAGCGGATGACCTAGTGGACACGTTTCAAGGGCGAGAGAAGTTAGAGAAGATGGTGGCTCAGTTTCAAGACGAGCAGGTAGACCGCTTGAATATCCTAGAGAGCTACTCAAACGGGAACAATTACACGATTCTAAACGGGCGCAAACGACTAGAGCCAGAGAAAGCCGACTACCGTATTAGGCACGACTTAGGCGGACAAGCTAGCCGTTTCTTCACTGGTTACACAGTAGGGCAACCTATTTCAATCGGTGCTACCGATACTAACAGCGACTTGACGGCTATTGATGGCTTCAACGCTTACAACGACATTGAAGCTCTTAACCGTGAGCTGGTCTATGACGCTTCACGCTTTGGACGAGCATTTGAGCTGCATTATTATGACGAGTTTGGCAATCCTGCAGTGGTCTTGATTGACGCAAGAGAGATGTTCACAATTCGCAGTGCAGACGTCCGAAAGGATATCATTGCGGCTGTTCATTGTCCGGTGTACAACGGTGAAATGTTTGTCACGGTATACACCGACAACAAAATTGTTAGCTATGACCCAAACTGGCAGGAAATCGAACGCAAAGGGAACCCGTTCGGAATGGTGCCAGTGGTTGAATGGCAGAATAACCGAGAGCGTTCGGGAGACTGGGAAAAGGGCATTCCAATCATCGACGCTTACGACGCAGCAGAGTCAGACACGGCTAACTACATGTCAGACCTTAACGATGCCATGCTTGTTATCAAGGGTGACGTTGAAAGTACCGGCATGAATGCGTCTGACATCATGAAAATGAAACACGCTAACATGCTAGTGCTTGAGAGCGGTGTCGGACACAGCGGACAGCAAACGTCGTTAGATGCCGGTTATATCTACAAACAATATGATGTCAGCGGCGTTGAAGCGTATAAGTCACGTTTGATTAAAGACTTCTTCCGCATTGTTGGGTTGCCTAACTTGCAAGACGATTCGACTTTCTCAGCTACGTCTGGGATTGCTATCCGCTACAAGCTCGTTGACTTGCAGCAGGTTACAGCCGTTAAGCGTGGGTTCTTTGTCAAGGCGCTCAGACGACGCTATAAGCTGCTTGAGTTGCTATCTAACAATCTCAAAGGTATCGAACCAGTGGATGCTGACATGCTGACATTTACGTTCCATGAGAACCTACCAACGGATGTATGGGCTGAGATTCAATCTGCTATCAATTCGGGTATGGAAATCTCACAAGAGACGCTTATGGAATCAGCTAGCTTCACAGACGCTCGCAAAGAAAAGAGCCGTTTGCTCAAAGAAGGCGGGGCTACTGATCTAGAAGTTAGCCAGATTGTAGGTGTTGAGGATGATGACGAATAATGAACGCTACAATGCTGAACGAAAAGCACAATCAGACCTAATTAAGCGCGACATAGAGCGTGACAAGGTCTTAAAAGAGCTCTATCAAGCGTCATATAACCGTATGCAAAGCCAAATAAACGGGTTTTACATGCGATATGCTGACAAAGAGGGGCTAAGCCGTGCTGAAGCGATGAAACGAGCTAGTGAGTTCGATGTTACTGAGTACAGAGACCGAGCTAGAAAGGCAGTAGTCGAGAAGGACTTCTCACACGGCACTAATCAATGGCTAAGACTGTTTAACTTAAAAATGAAAGTCAGTCGGTTGGAGCTACTCAAAGCAGAATTAAGGCTTGAAATAGCTAGTCTTATATCAGATGTTAACGAAGTCTTCGATAAAGCGCGTGAGAGTGAATATTTAGCTGAATTTAAGCGCCAAGCGGGTATCTTAGGCAATTCTGCTGTCAATGCGGTAAGTCGTATGAGAGCAATTTTAGACGCTGATTTCTACGGTCAGAATTTTAGTCGCAGAGTTTGGGGCAGGAACGGACTTCATGCAAACATGCAGAAGGATGTGTTTAGCTCGTTAGCACGTATCTTCACCGACATGGACGGTTTTAAGCAGGAACGGCAACGATTAGCTAAGAAATATAACACAAGCCAAGCCAACGCCCAACGATTGCTCAAGACCGAAATAGCTCGCATTAATGCTGATACAGAATTGATGTTGTTGAAGGAGAACGACTTCACACATTTGATCTATGTTGCAGAAAGTGGGGCTTGCGATATCTGTAAGCCTTTGGATAGAAAAGCCATACCAATCAACAAGGCGGAAAAAGGGGTTAACATGTACCCAATGCACCCTAACTGTCGTTGTTCGGCGTATGGACATATCAAAATGGAATATAAAGCCGGCGGCAGCACGCTTGATGAAGAAGCTGTTAACGGCGTTTGGGGCGAGTAAGCCCTTGTCCAGACCGTGCTGAGGACGTTATAAAAGCTGCATGAGTTCGTCGAGGTTGGACGTAAAAGCGTAAAGAAAGGAGCCTATCATGGCAGAAAAAGAACTTGAAACAGTTGAGAATCCTCAAGAGGTTGAAGCTAGCCAACCAGAAAAAGAGGAGAAGATGGTGTCAGTTGCTGAGATGCAGCGTAGACTCAAGCAGATGGAAGAAAAACATACTCTTGAAATCGCTGATATGCAAACCGGTATTCAATCTCAAATCGAGGAAGCCGTTGCTAAAGCTAAAATGAGTGAAGAAGAACTTCAAGAGCTGCAACAGAAACAGCGGGATAAAGAATTCGAAGAAGCCCAGAGCACAATTGCAGCACTTCAAGCCCAAATCGCTCAACGTCAAATGCAGGATATCGCTATTAAAGAGCTCGAAGCTCAAGGTGTGCCTGTCAATGAGTCAACGCTCGCTTTCGTTGTCAAAGGCGATGAAGAAGCTACTAAGCTAGCTGTTTCAAACATGGCTAACATCTTAAACTTGCAGAAACGAGAGGAAGCCAAAGCTCTACCACCTCGCACAAGCGGTGGAGAGGAAGGGCGTTCACATCGTGGAAAAGACAAGTTTGATAAAGCCAAAATCACTAATTTCTAATTTAAGAAAGGAGAGCGCATGGCTCAACAAAAATTCAATCCGGACACAGTCCTCTTGTCTGATTCTCTTGGAAAAGAGATTACATCAGAATACATCACTGATCTATTCACTGACGAACTTGTTAAAACTTCAAAAGTCATTCAGCTTGGTCAAAAAGTTGAAATGGAAGGTAAAATGGTCCGTAAAGGCGTAGAAGTTGGTCAATTGACAGACGCTTACTTTGTTGGTGAAGGTCAAAAAATCGGTACTGCAAAAGTACAAACCAAATCTTACGTTCTTGAATCTCGTAAATTGGCAGTTATCTTGCCAGTTACAGAAGAAGTCCTCAACTACACTTGGACTGACTTCTTCGAATCAATCAAGGACAAGATTGTTGACTTGTTCAACAAGAAAATCGACGGGGCGGCGTTCCTTGGTTTGTATAACAATCCATTCGGTGCTAACGTTTTGGCGTCTGCTAAACGTGCTCAGAACATCGTGTCTGGGGACATCAACCTCAATAACATCTATGACGTTGAGGACAAGTCAGAAAAAGAACCTAACGCATTCGTAGGACACCGCACAATCAACCGCACACTCCGTGGAATTGTGGACAATGTGAACGGTGGTCAACACATCTTCACTAAGCCAGCTAACCCTAACGCAATCGGTGAGCTTGATGGTCTTCCATACTCACAACTTCAATTGCAAGACGGGCAAACTTACCCAGCAGGTACATTGATTACTGGTAACTTCAACGGCTTGGTGTACGGTATTCCAAACGGCACTAACTTGCGTCTTAAAATCGCAGACCAAGCTACTTTGTCTAAAGTTCAAAACGATGGCACACTTGATTCTGGTGATGTTCATTTGTTCGAACAAGACATGCAAGCACTCCGTGCAATCTTTGAAATTGCCGTAGCGATTCCAAATGACGAAGCATTTGCAGCCATCCAACCAGTAGGAGTCTAGTCGGGAGGTTTAAATGGCTTATAAAGCTAAGATTACATTCCGTGACTTGCAAGATAACGAGTATATCTACCAAGTCGGGGAAGTTTACCCACGAGAAGGCTATGAGCCGTCAAAAGAGCGTGTGGCAGAAGTTCTTGAAAAAGGCGGTATCGAACCAGTCGAGCCGTCAAAAGAGCTTACAGTCAAAGAGCTCAAAGCAAAACTTGATGAAGCTGGTATCGAGTATGATGCCAAAGCGAAAAAAGCAGATTTAGAAGAACTTCTAAAAGATGCGGAGGAGGTCTGAAATGAACGATATCCAACTTGAGAAGATTAAGCGTCGGTTGGGTATCGACGTTGAAGACAAACTTGAGGATAAATTGATTGAAGACTTAGTCAACGACGCTGAGAGCTATTTCAAAGCACTAGTTGGAACAGCCGAGATTGACAAGAAGTATCATTTCATCATCGAAAATGTTGTTTACAAGCTCTATGGTCGTAAGGGATCAGAGGGTGTTAAAACCGAGAACATAGATGGCTATTCAGTCACTTACGAAGACTGGGACGACATGTTCAAACCTTACAGAAAGATTCTGGATAAAGATTTCGGGCTAGACGGCTCGTTGGCTAGAAAAGGTAAGGTGAGGTTCTTATGAAGACGCCACACCGCATTAAGCTAGTGAAGCAAGGTGTTTCGACTTACAACCCGATTACTGACAAGCACGAAGAAAAGGCACAGTCTAGTAAGATTGTGCCTTGTTTGGTTAACTTCATTGACCAACAGCGTGCATTTGAAGCCTACGGGAGCAGGTCAGACGTTGTCATGATATGCCGATTCAGTCAAGAGCAGAAGCCGTTTGACTACGCTCTATACGAGGGCAAGAAGTATTACCCTATCGAACAGATTGACGCACCGATTAAGGGCGCAATTCGATTGAAAAGAGGTGAGCTAAATGGCTAACTTTTCAATTGAATGGCGTGGGGATTTAGAACTTGCTGCCGCATTAGGAAATGCAAGCCAAAAAATAAAAACCCAAGCTAACAATGTCCTAAAAAACGCCGGGGAGAAGGGTACTAACATTGCTCAGAGTAAAGCCCCAGTAGATACCGGCTTTTTGAAGAGTGAAATCACCGGTCTTCCAAAAGGCGAGGAATATCATATTCACGCTGCCGCCTCATATAGTGGTTATCAAGAATATGGCACACGTTATCAGCCGGGGACGCCATTCATGCGCCCCATGATGACAGAAATCGAGCCTTATTTCACTGAACAAATCCGTAAAGTTATGGAAGGAGCCTTTAAATGACACCTAGCCATGATCTATTCAGAAATCTATTTGCTATTGCTAGTGAGACGGTAGCAACTTACGACTACTTACCCGATTCATCCGCTAGCTATCCTTTCGCTTTCATTGGCGAGAATAGCTCAGCACCTACGCTCAATAACGACAATTTTGGAACGATAAGACAAACCGTCCATATCTACGGACTTAGAGTGCAACGTGCAGAGCTAGACGCCCACTGCCAAGCGTTAGAACAAGCTAGCGAACGAATTAAAGGGTTTGAATACAACTTATTGAAAACTGGTACAGACAAGCAAGTCTTACCGGATAATACAGACGTCCAGCCATTGATCCACATTGTGCTGGATTTTTCATTTTCATATACCAAAAAGGAGGAATAAATGGCAGAACTTATTTTGGGTAAAGACCTAATGGTCTTCTTCCGTCGTGTCAAAGACCAAAAGACACAAGATGCTGCTAAAGTACGTTTCCAAACAGAACACACTATCAACGCTGAGAAAGAGGTCGAAACTACCAAAACTAAAGACGGTGTGGTTAACTCAATTTCAGACGGTGAAGTGTCTGGGGAATTCGTATCACTTGCATATCGTGAAGATGGCACTACTACGGAAATGTGGCGTGAAATGCGTAAATGGTTCATCGCAGGTGACAAAGTAGAGTGCTGGCAAGTTGACCTTGCTTCTAAACGTGCGTCTGGTGGAAAAGATGTCTATGACGTTGAATATTACCAAGGCTATCTTAAAAACTTTGAAATTTCAGCACCAGCTGACGACAAAGTGGAGCTTTCTTACGAAATGGCTATCGACGGCAACGGTATTATTTCAACTGACAGCTTGACAGAAGCTCAGAAGAAAGCAGTTGCAAGCGCTCAATACGACTATCACACTCTTGCTAAAGAAGACAGCCTAGTTTCATCTATCTAGTCTAACTGCAGGGGCTTTGTGCCCTTGCTTTTTTTGTGTAAAGGAGAAATAAAACATGATTCTATCTATCAACGGACGAGACTTTAATTTGACTTTCGGAATTAAGTTTTTGAAGGAGCTAAACAAGTTACACTCAGCAGAGCTTGAAGGCATGAAAACCGGTTACGGTGCTATGACATTGATTTCGGCGGGGGTTGCTATCAATGACCCTCTTGCATTTGTGAACATCATTAAAGCCGGTACGATTACGGAACCCCAAAAACCTAGCGATGCAGACATTGAAGCCTATCTTACTGATTTGATTGACAAAGGCGAATACAAAGAGACAATCAACTCTATCTTCGACGAGTTAAAAGCGGTATCCCTACTCAAACTCGCAATGAACGTTCAAGAGTAGGGCAAAGTCAACCAGATTATGATTTCAGCTATGACGACGCAATGGCCCTCTTGATTGCAAGGCACGGCATGAGCTACGTCGAAGCAGCTAGAACAACGCTTGTTGAATTCGAGGTATACAATACCGCTTACGCAATTAAACAAGAGGATATCCGTTTCAACGCAGCAATTCAAGCATGGTATAACCAGACCGTGCAAGCCACCAAAGGCAAGGGCAAGAGTGTTCGCTCAGCTTACAGAACCTTTAATGAGTTTTACGACCATGAGAAAGAGTTCAGCAAGATATTTAAACCAGAGGACACTGTGCCTAGAAGTCGAGCGCTCTCGTTAGCTGATAAGAATAGGATCATCAATCAAAAAATGAAAGGGGGTAGTTAATGGGAGCATCTTTTGACGTTACGGCTATACTTCGTGCCAACTCAAGCGACTTCACCAACGGCGTTAATGCTGCTAGGTCTGCCCTTGCTGATTTGAGAAATCAGTCTGGGGGCATGCTTGCTCAAGTTGGTAGCAGTTTAAAGTCAGTCGGTAGCGCCATGCAATCAGTCGGGGCTGGAATGACTACAGCTTTCACACTGCCAATGGTAGGTGGATTAACTGCAGTCATCAAAGGCTATGCAGACCTTGAGCAATCGTTGGGTGGTGTTTCTACGCTATTCAAACAGAACGGTTCAAGCGTCAATGCCCTTGCCAGAGACTACGGCATGACCAGACAGCAAGCCCAAGAACTCTATAATACAATGGATCGTGAGGGCACCAACGTCATTGAAAACGCCAACCGAGCCTATAGGACGGCTGGTGTGTCTGCTAACCGCTATATGGAGCAGGTAACGTCGTTCTCAGCTACCTTGTTACAAGGTCTAGGCGGTGACACTGCCAAGGCTGCGAAATACGGGGATAAAGCCCTTGTCCAAATGTCTGATAATGCGAACAAGTTCGGTACTAACATGACGGACATTCAAAACGCTTATCAAGGTTTCGCCAAGGATAACTACTCAATGCTGGACAACCTGAAACTTGGTTATGGTGGTACCATGTCCGAAATGGCTCGCTTGGTCAATGAATCTGGTGTCTTGAATGGTGAATTTGAAGCTACAGCTGACAATATCCGTGATATTCCATTTCATACCTTGATTGATGCCATCGGTATTACTCAAGATAGATTGGGAGTTACCGGAACGACTGCTAAAGAAGCAAGTACAACCGTTTCGGGTTCGTTTAATTCCATGAAAGCAGCCGCTGAGAACTTAGTGGCCGGTCTTGGTAACAATGAAGCTAATATCAAGCAGCTCATGGAGAACATGAAGCAGACTATCATCATATTTAAAGATAATGTGGTGCGTGTTCTAGGGACTATCTGGGACAATCTGCCAGTGGACGGATGGGTTAAATGGGCAGCGCTTATCGTTGGAGCAGCGGGGCCTATCATCGCAATACTTGGGACCCTAATCATTTGGGTTGGTAACGTTGTTTCTGCATTGAGCACAATTGGTGGCGCTATCAGCTCGCTTGCTGGATTCTTCTCAAGTGGTACCGCAGCAGTAGAAGGCTTTTCAATGGCTTTCGAAGGTGGCGAAGCCATGATGGTTTCATTTGGTAGTGCTGCCAGTGGTGTTTCTGCTGCTGCCCTTGCTGCGTTCGCTGGGATTGCGTTAGCGGTTGGGATGGTAGTAGCTGCGCTTGTTGATTTGTGGAATCATAACGAGAATTTCCGTTCACAAGTCATTGCAATCTGGGAAACCATCAAGAGTGCAATCACTAGCGCTGTTCAAGCCATTGTGTCATTTGTCATGTCAATTTGGGGTCAGTTGACGTCATTCTGGAACGAAAACCACGCCTTGATTATGCAGACAGCGACGACTTACTGGAATATGTTCAAGAGCATGATTGAAAACGTCATGAACGCTATTCTGCCAGTCGTTCAAACTGGATTGAATTTGTTGATTACGCTGTTCTCAACGAGCTGGCAAATGATCACAACGGTCATTTCAACAGTTATCGATGTTATCCTCAATATCATTAAGATGGGTATGCAGATTCTACAAGGTGACTGGTCTGGAGCGTGGGAAACGTTCAAAACCATCTTGTCTACTGTTTGGGAAGGCATCAAGTCACTTGTTTCAATCGGTATCAATGCTATTGGTCCAATTATCCAAGCGGGGATTCAGTTCATTCTTGCGATTTGGGACGCAGCATGGGCATTGTTAGCTGTTCCATTCCAAGCGCTTTGGGCATTGCTTCAACAAATCGCTGGCGGAGCTATGACTGCCATTAGCGGTGTTATTAGTGCTGGTATTGCTGTGATTCAATCCATTTGGTCAGCAGCGTGGACGGTTATCCAGACAGTGTTCTCAACAGTTTGGAATACAATCACGTCTATTCTGTCACCTATCATGGCCGGCATATCAAGCATTATTTCAAGCACTTTGTCAGCTATCCAAGCGATTTGGAACGCCATCTGGACGGGTATTCAAGCTGTTTTAGCTGGTGTATTGGCTGCTATCGTCGGATTGGTTACTGGTAACTTCTCGCAAGTTCAGGCGGCTATTTCGTCAATTATGTCAGCTATTCAAGCCACTATCAGCGCGATTTGGAACGCCATCTTGTCGCTTATCAGAAGCGTATTGAGTGCGATTGCTAGCACTGTATCAAGTACATGGTCAGCGATTCAATCTGCTATTTCAAGTGCTATGAGTTCTGTTCAGAGCATCATCAGCTCAGCTTGGAGCGCTGTTAGATCAGCAGTATCAAGTGCCATGAGCTCTATTCAGTCAGCTATTACTAGCGGATTTAGTGCCGTGGTATCAGCGGTAACAAGTGCCGGTCAGCGTATCATTTCAGCGGTCCGCTCAGCGTTCAGCGGTGCTCTTAGTGCAGCCCGTGGATTCGTCGGGCAAGCTGCCAGCGTCGGTGCTAACCTTATTAGCGGTTTCGTTAGCGGGGTTACATCCGCAGCCGGCAAGCTGATTTCAGCAGTTAAAGGTGCGGTAAGTAATGCCATCAACGGAGCTAAAGCCTTGCTTGGGATCAAATCGCCATCCCGTTTATTCCGTCAATTCGGTATCTACACGGATAAAGGTTTCATCATCGGTATTGATAGCAAAGCGGACCAAGTGGCCCGTTCAATGCGCTATATGGCTCAAGGTGCTATCGACGCATTCACCGGTCAAAATATCAACGGAGCCATCACTGATGAACTTGGTAGCATGGATGGTCAGTTAGGTCGTTTGGCAGGGTATGACCCATCAGTTTCGTTCAACGGCGGCAAGATGTCAGTTACCCAACAAGCAGCGGATATCGTCCTTAAAATGGGTGATACAACTTACAGAGCATTTACTAATGACATCACTAACGCTCAATCAATGGAATTAATGCTTGATAACTATTAAGAGAGAAAAGAGGTTTTAGCTAATGTATGATTATGCTTCATTGAAGCGCACGGAATCAACGGTGCTACAAAGAGCGCCAGTTGATAACATGCGTATCAACGGAACACCAATTGAAGATATCATCCAAGGATATCGACAGCTTACAGTTAAGGGGCGTTCGTTGCTTAACCGTGAAATTTCAACTACTCGTGTTCCGGGACGCCGTGGTGTCTGGGTGGACAGCGTCAATGACTCAGAGCGTGAGATAGAAGTTAAATATCAGTTAACTACGGTCACTAGCCAAGTCATGAGAACGTCTTTCCGAGAGCTTAATCGCATCTTGAGAGAGGTAGGCCCTAGCGGGTACCTTGAAGTAACTTTTGATGATGAGCCGGATTTCACTTACTACGCCATTTTTAAAGAAGCGGACGAAATCGAGGAAGACAGGCTTTCAGTCATTAGCAGTTTTGTTCTGCTAGTGCCAGACGGCTATAAAAAACGAGTTCCAGAGCGTTCTAACGACATTGTTTATCTAACTTATGCTAAGAAAGTGATACCTGAGAAGATTGTAGCTGTAACATCGACGGCGGCAACAGAATTTGAAATCATCAACGGTCAAACCAAGCTATCGTTTAAGGGTAGCTATGCAGCCAATAAGGAAATCGTCATTAAATTCGGTACAGAAGAAGTGACAGCTACTTATGATGGGCGTAATATCCTAAGCGAATTACAACGTTTTAGCCCGCTTGAGCAGTTCTATGTTAAGGACGGCGACAGATTGACCGGCAAAAATGTAACTATCCGTGAGGTACAGTGGAGGGATGAAAGTCTATGATCTATTTATTCGATAAGGATGAAAAACTTATCAAGATTGTTCGCAAGCCTGCAATTAAGAAGGCTTTGCAGAAATTCAGTCTTACCACTGAAAACTACATTTCAGACCGCTTGACCGTCGAAATGAAAGCCTTGAAGGATGACGAGCTGGAAAAACTGGAATACATGGCTATTCAGTCAATCGACGATACCCACAAATTCCATTACTTCTACATCGCCCAAGGCAACACCAAAGGGGATATCACAACGCTTATCGGTGTTCAGTCTGGCATTGAGGAGCTACGCAAGACAGTCGTTTACGACAAGCGCCCAACAGACCAACGTGCTAGACCAGTCATTGAATGGCTCTTGACTGGCACAAACTGGTCTCCTCGTTTCATTGCTGAAACAAACCCAAAGAGTACCAATTTCTATTACATTTCCACATTCGATGCACTGAAAAAGGTGTGCAAAGTGTGGGGCTTAGAAATGCAGTTCTTTGTTGAAATGAACGGCGCTCAGATTGGCGCTAGATACATTGATTTCAAGCGCAAAATAGGTGAAGCAGTCGGTAAGCGTGTTGTCTACGGTCATAACGCCCTTGAAATTCTACAAGAGGTTGAAAAGACAAACCTATACACCGCCTTGGTTGGTCGTGGTAAAGGGGAACAAGTCAGCTCAGCGGAAGACACCGGCAAAGATGCCGATGGCTATGGTCGAAAAATCAACTTCGAGGAAGTTGTCTGGTCAAAAGCCAAAGGGGACCCACTAGACAAGCCACTTGGTCAGAAGTATCTTGAAATCCCCGAAATGACCGCTAAATACGGGATTAAACAACCAGACGGCAAGATGCGCCCAAAGATTGGCTTTGTCGAATTTAGCGAGGAAGAAGACAAGAACGAACTTATCAAGCAGACTTACGAGGCTTTGATTGAGTCTTCAAGACCTAAGTTGACACTTAAAACGTCAACGGTTTATCTCAAGGATGTTCAAATCGGGGACACTATCCGAGTAGTTCGACACGACAGACACCTTGATTATGATACACGTATCTTTGAGATTACATTCAACCGCTTAAACAATGAATCTAGCGACATTAAGCTAGGGGACCGAGTTAGCGAAAGCAATGACGCAAAGGTACAGAATACCGTCAACAAAGCTCTTGATGAGTTTAAAGTCGGTGAGTTTACTGAGTTTGTCAAAAAGTTGCCAGAGTTTATCCCGTCAGCTAATGGTTTTAACCATAACTGGTACACAAGCACTGATCCAACTGAATCTCACCCCGGACAAGTCCTAATCAATGATTCTTGGTACAAGCCGGACCCAGAACATGAGGGGCACACTATCATGTATCGCTGGACCGGTGAAATGTGGCAAGAGGTTTTGAGAACGTGGGACGGTACGGGGCTGCAAGACAAAATCAAGAAAGAGTTTGAGAAAGTCGCAGCCGACATGGCTAAACAGCAATCAGAACACGACAGAGTGGTTGCTGAAATCACAGCCAAGGCTACTAATGCGGAAACATTAGCTAGCTCAGCTAAATCAACCGCAGAGGACGCTTTTAGCCATCTAAACGACGTCAAGAGTGAAGCTATCGCAGAAGCACGTTATTTGGACACCGTCGAGCGTGCAGAGACAGAGAAGAAGATTGCTGCGTCTAAAAAAGACGCGCTATCAGAAGCTGTCAAACTGGTCGATAATGCTAAAAGTACGCTAAACACGGACTTATCAGAAACTGAAAAGAAAGTTGAAGCTCTAAAAGGTTCTATTGGCACATTGTCAAACGACACGTCTGTACAGTTTGCCAAAATCAACAACGCCTTGATTTCAGTAGCTAGCAAGCAAGATGTTGACAAAGTCAGTCAGCGCGTGTCTAATGCTGAGACGGTTTTGACACAGCAAGCAGGGCAGATTTCTGCCAAGGCTAGCAAAGAGGATGTCAACGCTGTTTCTGGACGTTTAAACAAGGCTGAGAGCTCGTTGACAGTTCAGGCTGGGCAAATCAGCCAGAAAGCCAACAAGCAGGACGTAGACACGCTGACAGGACGTGTGGATCGTGCTGAAACATCAATCACTCAACAAGCTAATGAGATTAGTCAACGAGTGAAGACAAGTGATTTTAACAACGCTACTCAGAGACTTGCGACGGCTGAAAGTTCAATCACTCAGCTAGGAAATAAAATCACTACTGAGATTAGCCGAGTAGACAGCAAGATTCCGACAGATTTTGGCAGTCGTAACTTGATTTTGAAATCAGCAGACTTCGAGAACTTACACCGTCAGCCGTCAGGAAGTAATGCTACTACCGACAGTCAGACCTACATCATCGATTCCCAAAACTATCCTAATGATGTTTATGCTGGAATCTCATGGGATATGGCCGTTACGAAGATTGAAACCGGCGAAACATTCTCACTTCTAGTCCCGATTTACATCGACAGCAGCATCGATATTGATTTCGGCGCTAAAATTATGATAAAAAATCATAAAAACAATGACCATTTATTCGTCTTTGACATACCGACGGGCGTTAAAGATGAATGGTTTGATGTCAAATTGACGTTTACTACTAGCAAGAGCGTTGAGCTCGGAGAGTGGCCGTTTTACATATCAGTGGTCAGAAATGGGTATCTGAAAATCAAACCGCCTATGTTAGTTAGAGGGGCTCTCATTCCGCTGCAGCATACAGTGGCGCCAGAGGACACCGAAGCTGAAATCAGCACGGTTAAAACGACGATTACACAGACCGAGCAGGGTGTTAGTCAGTTATCTCAGAAACAATCTGAAACAGATAGTCGCATGACTAACGCTGAAACCAGAGTTAGTCAATTGGTCGGTGAAATGTCGTCGAAGGTATCGAAGACAGATTTTGACAAATTGTCCAAGAGCGTAGCGGCTAATAGTACCGCAATCACTCAGACTGATAGCAAAATCAGTTTAAAAGCAGACCGGACAGAAGTCCAAACTGCCAAAGCTACGGCTGACAGTGCAGTGTCTAAAGGTCAAGAGTTAGAGCGTAAAATCAACCAGACTAACGCAGAATTACGTGTTACAGCGGATTCTATCGCTCAAAAGGTTTCAAGAGTTGATTTTGACAATCTTGGGAATAAAGTCACTAACGCTGAAACGCAAATCAACACATTGGCTGGCAAGATTGAAACTAAGCTATCTAGAGTAGACCTAGATAGAACCATCGATAGCAGAGGGTTTGTGTCGGCTACTACTGTCACAAATCTCATTCAACAATCAGAGCGAGGGACAACCCAGCTTATTAGCGAGGTTAAGAAACAAATCCCGTCAATCGGACAAGTCGGCGGCGAGAATTTAATCCAAAACTCGGCATTCCCACAAAACATAGACGGCTGGGGTACATGGATTTATGGACAAGGGAATAAGAATTTATTCGTAGATAAGCACAGTGCTTACTACAATAACACTAGAGAGCTGTTCCGTTTGTACAATGCAGAAGTTCAACTCACTGCGACAACGCCAGCGTCCACTCGAAGGATCCCTCTTAAGAGAAACACTGCTTACCGAGTTAATATCTCGCTAATTGGCAGCGATAACTTGGCCGGGGCTGACATTTATTTGCTCGTTAGAAAAGCGGGAGAGACCAAAGACTACACTAACGTCTATCACTTGAAACACATCAACGGTCCAGAGATTAGCACGCTTAAGCGGTTTGGATTAACTGTCCAAACCGGAGAATTCGATGAAGGATATATTCGGATTGATAACAGAGGGCGCACGGATGCACGACCATCAAACTTGTTTTTCACAGAATTGGATTGCTATGAGGGAACCATGGACCGTGCTTGGCAACCGTCTTCAAAGGACGTAAGTCAAGAGGTTACAGTTAAATTCAATGAAATCAAGTCAACCGTTGACGGTTTCAGCCGTACCATTGGCGAACATGGGCAGTCTATTTCTCAGATTATCCAAGATGCCAAGGGTACAGTTTGGAAAGTTGAGAACCTAGAGGATAAGTGGGCGTTTAATCTCGGTGTCACTAACAAGCAACTAGACAAGCTAGACACTGGGCTTGAAGCTACCAAGTCCGAAATGTCGCAGATTGCTGGTTCATGGGCAGTCAAGAATCTGACAAGGTCTGGTGATGTGCTCAACCAAATCAATCTCAACAAGGACGGCTCAGTTAAAATTGATGGTAAACTGGTTCAAATCACCGGTTCTACTTACATCGAGGATGGTGTCATTAGCTCAGCCAAAATCGGAGAACTGTCAGCGAGTAAAATCACTAGTGGACGCTTAAACGCTTCACTGGTTGACGTTGTCAATCTAAACGCTTCAAGTATTACTAGTGGTACGTTTACCGGTTTAAATTATCGTGGAGGCAAAATAGAAGGGCTCAACGGCTCAATGCGAGTTGACTTAAATCAATCTGAGATTCATTTCTACGATAATGCAACGATTGAATTTCACAATAAAGACAACGCGCTGGTTCGGCGTAAAGGGCCACACACAGCGTTTGTGCACTTCAACGACACCCCACCAGACGAAGACCAGAATACCGGTTCGTTGTTTGCGGCGATAGGCGTAACATCTTCTGGAGACGGCATAAATTCAGCGTCATCCGGTCGTTTTGCTGGGCTTCGTGTGTATCGTGCTGCAAGAGGTTTGGAGCATAACGCAGTTTTTGACCAAGCCGAACTGTACGGTGACAGAATCTTGCTAAAAGACGACTTCTACTTTAACCGAGGGTTCTCTTTCCACCCAGCTTCACTACCTGATGGACGTTGGATAAATGTTACCAATCTTGCGTTTGCCGCTGCGGCTCTCGCTAGGGTCTGGCAGCATTTCCTAAACGTTGGAGGGAACGGAAAGGATCCTGCGTTTATCAACGCTTTAAAAAACGAACAAGCGACTTTCGGTAAAATCGACCACTGGTAAGAGAGGAAATACTAATGAACGAACAAATTTACACTTCAATGATTCAAGACATCGCAAGTCAGAACGCCAATTTAACGATTGAAAAAGCCGAGTTTAAGGCTCGCTTGCAGGCGACTGTTAGCGAACTTGAGCAAGTTAAATCACAACTAGAGCATTATCAAAGTGTTCTAGCGTCTGATTCAGACCTTAATGACCTCTTTAACGAGGTAGCACAGAAAGGAGCGGATAATGAACAAATCTAATTTCAGTGTCACATCCAGCTATCTAACCAACCCGACAACAACACGGATTGCTGTCCAGTCCAAAGATGGCTCGACGTGGTTGACCCGTGATGTTCCGGGCGACCACACAAGCAAGACGGATGAAGCTAAAATCCAGCTTATCTTGGATATCTTAGCGACTGAGTTGGATCCTGCAGGAGCATTGGCACGCTATCAAGCTAAGTCAGAGAAATCTATTAAAGACCTTGACAGCCGTTTGAACTTAGCTGAGAAAGTCGCTGAACAAGGCGAACTAACTCGTAAAATCGCTAACGTGTCCATTCTCAATGCGGTAATGAGCCAAAATATCCAGTACGGCACAATTTACAAGCAATATCTGGAATTGTTGCCAGTCGCTAAAAAAGGCGATGTATTCAACGCTGGGGATATCTTTGCTATCGAAGCCTCGGACCACGAAGAAGTGGACGGAGAAGGCAAACTGGTACTTATCCAAGTTAACAGAAGTTTCACTTACGACAATCAGCCGTTCGCTGATTTCGCAAAAGGTGGCAAACTAGAAAATAACGGGGTTGCTACAGCATGGCTATTCAAACCGAAGGAGAATTAATGGCACAGAAACCAGACGGCATTTTTGGGCTATTTGATGTAGTCCGAGACTTCTATGCGCACGGTATTGATGAGCACCCGTGGGTTCTCTTTCTTGTCATCGTCATATTCTCAGACATCGCTGTGGGTGTTTCTAGGGCTTGGGCTGCCCACGAACTTTCGAGTACAAAATTTCGCAAAGGAGCAGTCAGCCACACAGCGATGATTGTGTTTGTGGCAATATTCTATCCATTTGCAAATTTCATGAATTTGACGAGCATCGTTGACACATTCATTTTTGCCATGATAGCAGCTTACGGCTCTAGTGTTTTGGCTAGTCTATCAGCGTTAGGGGTTGAAATCCCTTATATCGACAAGTATGTTAAAAAGAATATCGATAAAGAGAAATTCTTTCTGAAAGAAGAAAAGGAGAAAAATGACAATGATTAATTTTAAACTACGTTTACAAAACAAGGCTACTCTAGTAGCTCTTATCTCAGCGGTTTTCTTGATGCTGCAACAATTCGGGCTTGAAATCCCGCACAACATCCAAGAGGGTGTGAATACATTCGTTGTGATTTTGGTAATTCTCGGAATCGTTACCGACCCAACAACCAAGGGTCTTGGAGACAGTGAGCAAGCATTGGGCTACCACGAACCAAAGCAAGACTAATCGAAGGAGAATAAATAAATGAGTAAAATTGAATCAAGCATTGCACGCATGTATCACTTACAATCAATCCCTGTACATTATGACATGGGTGACCGTTACGGAAACGACGCTGACGGAGATGGGCGCATTGAATTTGACTGCTCATCAGCAGTAAGCTATGCGCTCGAAATTAACTTAAATAACAACACAGAATCACTTCAACAAGCACTACCAGCAATTGGCTATGCAAAAGTGTTTGACGCTGTAGATGGCACATTCGATGGCCAGCGTGGAGATGTGGTAATTTGGGCACCTCGTGATGGTTCAAGCTCGCTCGGTGCGTTTGGCCACGTATTGATTATGACTAGTGATAGCACGGCTATCCACTGCAACTACGGCATGGACGGAGTGACTGAAAATGATTATAATTATATCTGGGATCTAAACGGTCGTCCTCGTGAAATTGTCTTCCGTGAGAGTGGAACACCTCTCCCTGCACCAGCCCAAAGCGAATTTGAGCGTGAATTAGATGTTAATACCCGCTTAGAGAAGTCAGACAAGCCTTATTATGAAGGCACTCTTACCACTGACTACTACGTTGAAGCTGGGCCTCGTATTGACAGCCAAGACAAGGAATTCCTCCCAGCAGGCACACGAGTACGTGTATATGAAAAACTAAACGGCTGGTCTCGAATCAACCACCCTGACAGTGCGCAATGGGTTGAAGACCAGTATTTGGACGATTGCACAGATATGTAATTAATAGACCACGAAAATTAAAATAACGAAAAGGAGTATATCACCTCCCCTCAAACTGCAATAGGGATATCATGGCAGTAGTGGTCGAGCCTCAGCGTTTGCTGGGGCTTTTTTTATTTGCTATAAAATGCTATAAAATGCTATAATATACATGAAACGACAATCCCCCTGCATCCATTATGGACAGATACGTTCTGACGCAGGGCTTTTTTTATGTTATAATATATCTATCCATCATAGGCAAAGAGCCATGAGTTAGTCTCATAGCTCTTTTTTATATTTGCCAATCTCTACGATAAGTGATATCATAATTTCGGAATACTTGGCGTTATTTCGATAAATTTCTCGAACTGCCCCGGCTTTATGCCGGGCTTTTTTATTTTGCAAAAAAACTTAAATTTCTTTGTAAAAGTGTTGACAATATATAGTATATGTACTATAATATAAATGAAGATAAGGAAAGGGAGAACAAAAGAAGTTCTCAAGGTGAAATAAAATGGCACTAACACAAACACAAATCAACGAACTTGTTGCTGAGTATAAAAAATACTACGACGGAGAAGAAGAAGTTACTGAAGAAAAAGTTCTCGAAGATTTGGAAGGATACATGAAAAACTTCACAGATTACGAAAACATCGAGGATGTTCCTTTTGAAGAATTAATCGACTTCATTGGATAATTCAAAGGAGTAGCACAATGGACGCACAAACAAAAGCAACTAAAAAATGGAACTCGCAGAACAGAGAGCATCGTAATTACTTATCAAAGCGTTCGTCCGCTCGTAGCTTCATCCGAAACCACGCTACGGGTTCGGACTTGAACGAGCTAGAGGAACTGATCGCAGAAAGAAGGGACGCACTCATGACTGATACAGAAAGAGAAATCAAACAATTAATCGAGGATGTATATGCCGATGAATTGAAAGAACAATCTTGGGAAGAAGTTGCTGACATGCTAGATTTCTGGAGAGACAAAGACGGCTATCTACTCATGGAAGGCCGCGGCATGAAACCCATTGACGGCGTGAACTACGTGGGGTACGCTGACAACGGCGTTATCTGGGAGCGATAAAAAAGACTAGGGTTATCCTAGCCTTTTTGTGCCTTCTTAATATAACATTAGACATTTAATCTAAATAGAGGTACACTATAGATGGACTTTAACGTTCAATGTTTTTGTTTTTTTCATGCCGCTTGGTAGCATAGGCTACCAAGTCTTTTTTATGCTCAAATCAAGAATTTTAGTAACCTTGATTGAAATGAAGGATAGCAAAACGCTCTATAATTTCCATAAAATAACGATGGATTCACTAGTAACTCTAACCTTGCTTATCAAGGCGCGTGCTATGGCTTTCTGCTGATCGTAATCAAGCGTGAAGATGTCCTTGGTGTCAAGCACCCGTCTAATATCTTTCTTTCGCTCTACAGCTTTGAGAGAGGTGTCAGCGTCTAGCTCTTTTTCAAGTGCTGTTCTTTCTGCCATGAAGTCGCTTGACCTCTTTTGTAATTCTTCCAGTGAAATCCGGTCATCAATATACAAGTCATTAAGCCTGCTAATTTTAGCGGTTAGATTATCAATCTGTTTCTGGTAGCTGTCCCGGTCTATCGTCTCTTTGTCAGTGTTTGAAAATAGCTTGTCGATATAATCTGAATCAGTTTGTAGTTTGCTGATTTCGGTTAGGACGAAGTGTTCGATATCATCCTTGAAGTAGAACCCAGAATCACATTTTTCGTTGTTGTTATATACTGTCACGCCCTTGGTTTTTCGAGGGTGTCGTTGCTTACACTCGTATTTGACTAATCGTGTGCCGTCTTTCCTTATCGTGCCTAACTTAATAGCAAGCGGGGCTGAACAGTAGCCGCATTGAGCTATGCCAGAAAGCATGTATTTAGCTTGAAATGGTCTGGGGTTGAAACGCTGGGCGGCTGTTCTCTGCCTTGTTTTGATTTCCTCTTGTGTTTTGTTGAAGTCTTCCTCTGAAATAATAGGTTCATGAGTGCCGAGGAATATCTGACCCTTAAATTGATTGTACCCACAATAGACCGGATTAGAGAGGATAACCCTAACTGTCCTATAGTTCCACTCTTTATCTTGCCCGTATTGCTCATTGAGGGCGTCTCTGAGCTTGGTTATAGACATCCCCGATAAATACCATTCAAACATTTTTCGGACGATTAGGGCTTGATATGGATTGACCGAGAGCGTGCCAGTTTCTTTGATGTAATCATATCCATAAGATGTCTTTGCCCACTGCATTGACTTGCCGGACTTTGCCCGCCCTAGCTTGCCTAGCTGCATCCGTTCCTTGATTTGCTCCCTTTCAAGTTGGGCGAACACGCTGAGGAGCCCAATCATCGCCTTTCCGAAAGGTGTCGAGGTGTCGAAGTTTTCCAAAAGGCTGACAAACTCTATATCATTTTCCAGAAAAACATCTTCAATCAGATAGAGTGTATCTTTCTGACTACGGCTTAATCGGTCTAGCTTATACACTAGGACCGTATCAAACAGCTTTCTCTTTGCGTCTCTTATTAGCCGCTCAAGGGCAGGGCGTTCCGTGTTAGACCCAGAGAAACCACCGTCAGTATATATGTCATATATATTCCAGTCCTTAATATCGCAGTAACTTGTCAGCTTTGCCTTCTGCTCGTCAATTGAATACCCCTCATCAACCTGCGATGTAGTCGATACTCGGACATAGATAGCTACTTTATGTGTTGCCATTGTTTTTGTACCTCGTTTTTGATAAAATGGGTACAGAAAAAGACTTGTAAGACTGCTCTCAGTTTACACGATTTTTTCTGTGATGCATAAGCTCTACACTCGAAGTTTGGCGACGGTGAGTGTAGGGCTTTTTTTATTGTGATAATAATTTAGCTTTCTGTGCTTGAAATTCTTCCTCAGTTAGAACGCCATTATCAACTAATGATTTTAACTTAATCAATTCGTCAGCAACTAGATTCTGCGATAGTGGTTGACTGTTCTGGCTCACTTCTATCTGTGGTCTATATAGACTTTGTTTGTATGCTTCGGATGCACGTTTAATCTTGTCAGATAGGACTGGGACAGCAATCTTCGGGATGTTCTTGATATGTGCCCAAGATACCCCGTTCATCACCGAGATTTCACCTAAGAGAACCCCACTTTTAGACGATACCCCATTGACCATATCAAGAGGGATTTCAGAAGTCTGGACGCCGTAAATCATGCCTTTGTCAACAAACATAATGCGTTTTTGAGTTAAAACGATTAAGACAGTGTTGCCGTCATAAAATCCAGATGCGGCATATTGTATCACCTCGTCGTCTGATAGTAATTGCGGTAGGTAGTTAACCTCTTTTCGAGTGCCAAACATCTTAGGGACGCCGGCTTGCATTAATTGAGTTTGAACTGTTAATAAATTCATAACATTACCTCATCATTTTTAGATACTCATTTTTTACAAATGTCTCATCACAAATCGTGGTGAGATTATATTTTTCCATGAAGTGTAAGTAATTGAAATCATCCAGAGATTCATTTTTCAGCAATTCATGGATCATACTTCTATTAGCTTGAGCTTCGTATTTTTCACGCAATCGTTCATAGTCCTTAGAGTTGTGTTCTAGGTGCCCTAATTCGTGCAGAATGACCTTTAAACGAGTGTCGGGGGATAAATCCCCGTTGATGTATACAACCCTGTTTATCTGGTCAAGGAAGCCGTTTCGTGACCACTCGCTAGAACTGAACTCACAGATAGAGACATTGAACTGCTCAAGCAATTCACTTTCAGTCATAGCACCTCACTTTTCCTTGCTGCTCATATATCCCGCAATGATGCCACGGATGGCACGTTTATCATCATCCGTCAACGGTTTCCCGTCGAACATCATGGCGTTATCGATGATGTTATCGATATCGTGGGAGCTAGGTTGTTGTTCCTCGGTTGTTTCTGGACCATCTCCAAAAAGAATGTAATCTGTTGAAGTCCCTAAAGCTTGAGCTAATTTTACAATCTTTGTTCCCGTTGGAATGCTAGCGCCGCTTTCCCACTTTGAAATAGTCGAATCAGATTTATAACCTAACATTTTTGCTAATTCAAGTTGACTAATGCCCTTGCTAGATCTCAAACTTTCAATTCTACTTCCTCTTTGCTTATTCAAATCCATATCTTTCTCCTTGCTGTTTATATTAATATTATATAGTAGACTTTCCTAATTTTCAAGTTGATTTATAAAAAACTTAAAAAAACTTGAAAAAAAATCAATAAAACTGTTGACATTGAATTTAATTCAAGTTACAATATGTTTGTAAGTTAGTTAGAGAGGAGGAACAAAATGACAAAAACAGTTCCAAAGATTACAATCAAAGAACTTCGAGCCCGTCATAATTTGACACAAGCCCAATTCGCTGAAAGCATTGGTACTACAGCTCAAACGGTTAGCGCTTGGGAGAAAAATGTGCTTTCTATTTCTCCTAAGAAAATGGTAACTATCTGTAATAAATACCACATTCGAGCATCCGATTTGTACGGTATTTGATATTTTTTTACAGCAAAACTTGAATTAAATTCAAGTCAAGAATTAAGAAAGAGGTTACGCTAGATGAACGAAGTATCATTGTCTAACAACCTTTCTCAAATTGAATTAGAGATAACCCACCATAAGCAAATAGCTGGGCAATCAATCTGGGAAATAGGAAGACGGTTGAATCACGTTAAAGAAAACGACCTAGCACACGGGCAATTCGGAGAATGGCTCAACAAGGTTGGTATAAACCACCGTGAAGCAAATAGGATGATGAAAATCGTCAAAGAGCTTCCAAATTCGACCACTTGGTCTAATTTAGGAAACAGAGCTCTTTATCTGTTGGCTACACTCCCAGAGGAAGAAAAGCAAGAGCAAATCCAAAAAATTGAGCAAGGCGAGACACCAACAGCTAGAGAGTTAGAAGAAGTGAGAAAAAAACTCAAACTCAAAGAGCAAGCGTTGGAAGTTGCTAAAGGTGAGTTGGAACGTGCCAAAGCAATCAAACCGATTGAGAAAGTAATCGAAAAGGAAATTATCCCAGACGATTACAAGGCTACGCAAGAGCTGAATAAAAAGCTACTAGCAAAAAACAAAGAGCTTTCAGATAGTGAACAAGCGGCTAACGAGAGAATGCAATTCATTGAATCGCAGCTCAAAGAGCTAACGAATCAACGCCAAGAGGTTGACGAAAAATCAGCCAAATACGACGAATTGACAAGAGCTATCGAACAGTCGCAAGGGCAATTAGATAGCTACCAAAAGCAAGTATCTGCCTATCGTCACACTATCAACTTTTTGGAAAAGGGGAATAAATTCCTTGCTAACTTTGGCGGTGTTGCATTTCTGGATATTAAGCCAGCATTAAACAATCCGAAAGTTAGAACCGAGCTTGAAACTTTCCTAACCATGCTAAATAGTCTCAGTCGCAGCGTTTCGGAGATACTGGAACAAGACGATGTAATTGAAGGAGAAATCTTATGACAAACGACATTATTGGTCAAAGCAAAGACCACGCAAGACAAGTGTCACATCTAGCAGTTACTAGAAATATGCTAGATGCACTTGAAAACCATGAGGAGCGTATCGCTAACTTGGAAGACAACATGAGAGTGAACGCTGCACAAGAAATGAAATTGACTAATCTCGTTAACAGCAAAATTGTTGGATTACTAGAAGGCAAGAAAAGCAAGGCTTACCGTGACAATCATATTCGAGGTAAAGCGTATTCTGCTATCAACAAAGAAATCGCTAATCGTTTCGGTGTGAGACGCAAAGAAATTCCTGCTAAAGAATTTAAGAACGCCGTTATCTTTATCGAAAATTGGGGCTTGAATGACCAAGAGCTTAAAAACGAGATTTTCACTGCCAATCATCAAGGAAGTTTGTTTGAAGCGTAATTAGAAGGTGAGACAAATTTGGGGCACCCTTGACGGCACTAGCGAGCTAGCGGGGAAACAATTCAGTTGAAATGTAAGCAATACCATTAGATGATTTGATTTTATAAGAACTCCTAAATATAAACATCAAAAAAGTCCTCGCTAGTTCTCTAGTGTCGTCAAGGCAATGAAAAAAGGCTGACCCCTGCCAGAGTCAGACCCTAAGATATTGAAATCAAGGTAATTATAGCATGAAACGAAAAAAATGGGAACCAGTCATAATCAACATTATGGCGGACGGTTCCAGAGTTGATGATCTAACTAAGTACACGATACCGGCAGGGCATAGCTACTACGATATCGTGGCAAGCATCTACCAGAAAGGAGCATAGGTCATGGGATATGAAGTATATCCAACGAAACATCGACAGTAACTATACTCAAATGAATAACCACTCAGCCCAAAACGCTGAGCTGAGTTTACAAGCTAAAGGCTTGTTATGGGTGTTGATGACCAATAAAGACGATTGGCGGCCTTACATTGAGGAACTTTCCAAACGTTCCAAAAGTGGCAGAGACGCACACCGAACAGCCTTTAACGAATTGAAGAAAGCGGGATATATCCGTATCTATCGCAAGAGCTTGGGCCGTGGCCAAGGTGTTCAAACTTATCCACTTGTCCAAGACATACCGATTACAGATAGCTATTGGAATTATTGGGTTAGTCGGATTGAAAAAGAGTTATCAACAGAAGTTGTGGATAACTGAGTTACAACTTACTGACTTTACGTAAGTTGAAAAATTCAAAAGTTGAAAAGTTCAAAAGTTGAAGAATCCGACACTAATAATAACTAAATAATAATAATAACTAAGTAATAATAATATGGCGTTGTCACGCACTAACTAATAACAATATGGTGCTATCGCACACTAAGAAATAATAACTACTAACTGATAACAATACAGTAGTAGTTAGAAGAATAAGAGAGGTAAAAAAACATGAAAAAACTTATCAATTGGATTTGGAGCAAAAAGCAAAATGAAGTAGAAGTCTTCGAGGTAAGACCATATCGCATGATTGACGAAAAGGTACGAGATTTCAATGCAGACCACGGATTGCCATTAGATCAATTAGTGGGGTAACTCATGAAGCTACTAAGAAAACTATTTTTCAAGAAGAAAACTAAAGAGCCAGAATACTTCTTCGATGTGATTGAAACACCAGAAGAAAAGAGCGAACGGCTCAAACAGAAATATATCAAATAGCAACATCTTCAATCCGTAGCCACGGCTCACCGTGGAGTGTAACTTATGCCTTTTCCCCAAAAAAATCTTTACTAAATTACTTTTTTCCTAATTTTCCCATTCATAAGTCTAATAAAACATTGAAACATGACACGGTGGGCGATGGGTGCGGATTGAAGCACTAAAAAAAGCATGGGTTAGGGCCCATGCAAGAAATAACATCTATACAAGGAGTATACCATGAAAACACTCAACACTCAAACAGTAGCTAAACCAAGCTATGTAAAAACTAAAGCCTTCGGGCTTTGTGGCACGCTCGCACTTGCTACAGCTCTATTGATTGGAGCTGGCACAGTATCAGCGGACGAAAACGCCGCACCAGTGGTGGACGCTCAACCAGCAGTGTCTAATGTTTATACCGCTGACAATTCTGGGAATATCACTGTGACACCGTCTGAAACAGTGGTACCGACAGAAACGCCGGTAGCAACTACAGAAGTAGCTACACCAGCGCCAGTGACAGAAGCACCTACAAGTGTCGCCAAAGAGGGTGACACTATCACAGTGACAAACCCTGACGTGCAAGTGGATTTCCCTAATGGTACTGGCAAATATAGCCCGTTTGAAGTTGAGTACAAAGATATCAACTTCCCAGACGACATGGCAATTAACGAGGGTGACAAGGTTACTTTTGACTTGCCTCAAGAAGTGAAATTCCAAACTTCTTACGAGTTTGATGTACATAACCCTGAAAAAGCAGTAGTAGGTAAAGCTACAGCGGATGCCAACACTAACAAAGTAACTACTGTATTCAACGACTATTTCAAAACTCACCCTCTAAATAAGAGCATGAGTCTCAAACTTGATGCAAGTTGGACTGACAAAGTAGTTTCAGGCAAGCCTGTAACAGCCAATTTTAATGGTACTTTGGTAACAACTAACATTGGTAGTGAACAAGTAATTGGCAAAGATGAATTGATTGCAAAGTGGGGTTCGCAAGACAAAGATGATCCTACAGTAATCAATTGGACAGCTCGTGTAAACTATGCAAAACGTGTTCTAAACTATGTGACTATCATTGATGAAATGTCTGAGAACCAAAAACTTGTTGATAACTTCTTTGAAGTAAAGAATATTGAAAGTGTTGATCCTTGGATTGATAAAGGTGATGCTATGGACTTAGTTAAGTCTATCAGTAAATCTGATCATGGCTTCACTATCAAAATGGATCGCTTGGATCACATGATCTATGTAAACTATAAGACTAAACTTGTAAATGCTGTTAAGGACTCAACTAATCCTACTAACAAGATTGAACTGAAAGCTGAATCAGACGGTGCTGTTTCATATATGAAAATTCAGCTTGTAGGCGGACGTGGAGATGCGTCTGGTGAAAATAAGCCAGAGCCAACGTTTGAAATTCCACACGACGCCCCTAAAGTTGACATTCCAGAATTTGAGGGCGGCATCCCCGGTATTCCAGAGGTGCGAGAATTGCCAGAGTATACAGAGCCTATCGGAACAGTGCCAAATGAAGCACCAGTGCATGACAAGCCAGAATTCCAAGGTGGCATTCCGGGTATTCCAGAAGTTCGTGAGCTCCCACCGTTTGAAGGTGGTGTGGTGCCAAACGATGCCCCTATCTTGGACTTGCCAGAGCTTGAAATTCCAGAGGAACCAACTAAGCCAACACCAGAAAAACCTAGCACGCCAGAAAAAGCCTCTAAAACGAGCGCAGAGCGTTCCAATGGCGAAATGGCACAATCTGCCACAGTATCTTATAACCTCGCACCAGTGAGCAAAGAGACACCTAAAACAGCCGTTTACGGTGGTACTCTACCACATACTGGTGAAAAAGAGGGTATCATGTCAACTCTTGGTCTAGCAGTTATCGCTGTTGGTATCGCAGGTTTTACATTGAGCTTTAAAAAATACAACGAGGGTGAGGAAGAATAATCATGAAAGAAAACAATAAACAAGTCATCTTTTACAGTGCTGAAAAGGATGGATTTCTTAAAAGTTACAAAGATAGAGGAAGTCTAGTTTTCGAAGCAACATTTACTGACCGTTTGAG